TTATTATTAAAATTTATTTTTGCGTTGTTTAATTCTTCTTTAAGTATATCAGCCACGACTGCTTGTATTTGGTACATAACCATCTTGTGAAACAATCTATCAAACGTATTAATCTCTTCATGCAGAGCAGGTAACTTAAGTGTATAAATTAATTGTACTTTATCTTCAAGACTTAAAATGCCAAATATCTCATTTGACATATCTGTAACTACTGCTTCAATGTTTCTGATATCATTAAATGTCCATTCTTTACCATTTAATAGTTTTATTACTTCTTCATGAATCATAACCATTCACTCTCCTGTGCAGCAGGACATATACTGTAGAAACTACAATGTGAACATGTCTTGTAGTAGTACTTGGCTGTAAATTCTTTACGTTCATATGCATGTAACAGTTGTGCCATTCCATTCATTACTGCATTGTAACTACTCTTCTTTACAGGCTCTACATGTATGTAATTAGATGCAGGATAATACCAACCCCAATTGGTTACTGGTATATCTCTACTAACATTAGCATTCTTTAGGCTCTCATCAGTAGCGTTCTCTATTAACATCTTATAGAAGGCCATTTCTTTTCTCATCATAGTCATCTTGTAATCTTTCCAAGGCCCAGTTTTTAACTCGATAGGAATGTATTTGCCATCTTGTATAAACACTCTATCTATTATACCTTGAAGGTGTACAACGTAATCTCTCTCTAATATATATTTAGGGTTATAAGAATGAGGGATAGTTATCTCTGCATCCAACATTATCTCATTAACAACAGGAAGATACTCTTCTACTGAATCTTCCTCTTTAGATTTCAAAAACCTATCTGCTTCAAATGTTGATATTATCTTATACATGTCACTATACCCATCTATCGGGTGTAGACTCATGTTATATTCTACTAATTCTTGATAGGATAGAGTCTCTGCTTTCTTCACATCGAACTCATTAAAGAAGTCCTCTCTACTGTTATGTACAGCAGTTCCTTTAATCATAGCCTCTGAAGTTGATTGAGGTAATCTATGTATATAGTTATACTCATACTTCTTCGGACACCATTGGAATGTACCAAAGGATGATTTTGTTATCTTTAAAATCGGCTCGTCTTCATTATCATATCTTTCTGGAAACCATTTATAGGTAAACTCTCTTAATTCATCTGTCATATTTATTACCACCATTCATCTAATTTTGTTTGATTCACATCATTTCTTATTTTAGTTAAGTCCCATCCCATAGCATTGTAAATCGGTTCTGCTTTCTTGATTATAGAATCTGAGTAATGTCTATAATCAGGGATGTGTTTTGGCATAGCCTCCTTAGTTGGGGCTGCTATGTATGTCGGTCTCTTGTGTACTCCTGTAATAGGATTACAATACTTACTTCTTATAGGGTCATCTGTAACCCTAACATAGAAATAAGATTCATCTATAGGTATTTCATAGGTTTGATTCCACCAAATAACACCTTCTACTCCACTACCTATACTAGGTTGTTTACCTTCTAATGTCTTTAGTGCTAACTCATTACCACATTTACTACAAAAGGAATTAGAAAATTCTTTATGTCTCGCTATTGCTTCGGTAATAGTGTATTCTTTTTTACAAGAATAACACATGTACTGAAATCTCTCAGGTCTAAACCTGCTTCTGTTGGTTATCTCTTCCACTTCAATTTCACCATTCAATACTCTATTGTATTCTGCCTTGAGATAAGCAGTTATACTACTCTCACTTTCTTCATTAACCCATCTATTGAGAACTTCTAACTGGATAGTTTTAGCCAACGTTGTTATCGCTACTCTCTTAGCAGCAAATCCAGTCATAGAGAATTCTAGTTCATCAAGATATTCCCCATCTTTCCATGTTATCAAACCAGCGTTTCTGTTCTTAGTACATCCTACACCTAAAGACTGAAAGTATTTCTCAAACTCTAAGGTTACTGGGTGTTCCTCTAAGCCTAGAAGATTAGGAAAGTATTCTCTGACATGTACATTAAGCAATGCAAGAACTTCTTCAGCCCTATCCATAGGCATCTGTACATATATTGAATCCGTGTGTCCGTATACTACTTTCATAATTCCATCACCTTAAATGCTGCACACCTAATTGCTTCTCTAGCACTAGCAGTTATACTAGCGGCTAAATCTACATCAGCCCAACCAAAGCCTTGATATGCTGTGATACCGTAAAAAGATGCCATCAATCTTTTAACTGCAAGTTGATTACTGTTCCATTTAACTCGTTCTTCTTTAGTCGTTGCTGCTTTCATTTTCTTCTTGTAGTCGTCCCTTAACTCTTTAAGTTCTAAAACGGCTCTAGGTAATAGCCCTAGTTTATCTGTCTTAAAATAACGCATGTCTTCTTTAGTTGAATCACCAAAGTCTCTAGGTGTTAGAATGTTAACAGAGAATTCTGTCTGGGTCGCACTCTTAGTTTCCCAACTAATATTTCTTGCTATCATCATAGAAGGATACAATTGTGCAAAATCAAATGCTGCCACGCCTAGATGTAGGCCATTTGTTCCTTCTGTTGAAGGGTCATAAATCATAGCCCCTTCATAATTAACTCGCTCTCCCTTTTCACCGGTAGGTGCTTTCCACCAAGCGTTACGCATGAAGTATATGCCACCCATATTACTTGCGTAGAAACACGCTTCAAAGGGTGCTTTGAGCAATCTCTGTAATGCAATAACAGATTCAGACGTATTCATATTATCATCAATCTGAACTAGAAGTTCTACGTCAACCCTAGCATAATCTAAATATCTTTGAGTATCTTCGAGCCATCCTCTTTGGAAGAAATCATTCTTGTCTGGGAACTTTTCACTGACTAGTTTTTTAGTTCCTAACACTAATTCAGAAACATAGTCTAAAGCCAATGAAGGTAACATCCCTCTTTGTGAATCATTCCATTGTCTTTCAAATGCTAGGTCTAAATTAAGAACAAGCCTTCCACGTACTGGTTGCTCAACAGGAGAATAGTTACTTACGGCCTTTGTGATTTTAATACCCTCACCTGATTCAAAGAATACTCCTTTAACATTATGATAAGGAGATAAACGCCTAGGGTCTATACCATTAGCATGCAATCTTTCAATCAACTTAGGTAAATCGAACTTAGAACCAAACCATGCAATTAACATATCTGGGTCAGAACCTTCTATAAGTCTAACAAAACACTCTAACATATCATGCTCACTTTCATTAGGCTTACAATGACCTGTAACTTCACGTACAGCACCTAATGGTGTCCACCATAACACATTACATACACCTTGATATGTATCATAATAAGAAATACAGGTAACTGCACTATCATGTACACCACCTTGTTGCCATTCCATATCCCAATAGAACTTCCTAAGATTATATTCTGGCATATCATGTATATTATCAACAGCATATCTATATGAATACGCCACATCTGCTTCATATGTCTGCTTAAATTGTGACTTTAATGTTCTACCATACCACGGTTTAGGTGGAGACCATGTAACTTTAAGTAACTTATCATTATCTAAAGAAACATAGTCCCCTTCGCTGTACATAACATCCACAGTAAATCCACTTCCTCTTTCGTTTACACGCATAGTTCTCACCTTTCTGTCACTATCTTTCACAAAAAAATATGGAGGGGCTTCTGCATAGGAAACTTCCTTCTCTACTCTTAGTCCATCCTTATCTCTCCATCTGAGACCTATCATATTGTCTTTATCTACTGTGCTTATTATCATTTTAATCAACTCTTATATATGGTGCAATCACCATCTTTCTATTTAGCCCTGTTAATATTATAGGCATATTATCACCAGTTATTATATTCATGTCACCATTAATACAGAACTTATCTATTGGTGCAGAAAACTCTACGGTAGCATTGCCTTTACCACTACCATTAGTAGGCATTACTTTCTCAACTAATTCAGTTCTATGATGATTAGAAGAACTAATAGTTAAAGTTTCTAAGCCATCGAAGTCTTCATTACCTTCAACATAATCAATCTTGAACGTAGCAGTTCCTACTAAATTGCAGAACTTAATTGCATCTGCTAATGCATTACCATGTACTGGTATTATACAGGTCATAGTCGTTTTACCAAATATTACTGGTTCATCTTCTACATAATTAAATGCTCTAATCATTGTTATTAATGCCATACTTGTGTGTTCTAATAACTTAGGTAGAACAGCCTTACTACCACCTTGACCAACCAATGATATTTTAGCATCATTAATAGTTATTAGTAGTTGCTCGGTTTTCATATTCTTTATATATTTCATCATCTTCTCTATGTCAAAAATAAACATGTTGTCCTTAGTGTCGGTTGAAGCCATCTCAACCTTAACACTCAAAGCAGATTTATCATTACCGTTAAGTAATTCTAACCAACCGTTTTCATATATTGCTACGGCTGAGTTACTAATAACATCTGTTTTAGATACAGTAGAGGACTTATATTTGCCTTTAAGCCAGATAGCCTCTACCGCTTCTACAAACGATTTATGATTTACAGTGTAAGTTACAATGCTCATAACTTACCCTCACGTAGTTCTTGAATACCATTCCATACATTATCACCATTGGTGGTAAATATGTTCCATTCTTTTCCTACGAGTGAAGGATTTGTTTTACTTGCTTCTAACCTAGCAATATAATCAGTATGCTTTGGCTTAACTTCTTTCCTAATATGAATCATCTGTACAAACCTAGCAGGTGTAGATTTATGCCAATCAGGTTGCTCACCAATTGGAGTTGGTACGTTGATGTTATCATACACAGGTTTCATATGAGTGATTAAAAATCTATCACATTGTAAATCACATACTAAATCTAATAGTCTATTATTTACTCTGTTCCTAATTTTCCAATCTAATGTTGATACTCTGACTGAATCAGTAGCATGTACAATTGTTCCTTCTCTAGTCTGCTGTTTAACAAGCAGTTCTCTTAACACATCACTAGAACCTTCAAATGCTTTATCTACACCATCTAAAACGAATGTGCATATACTACCAGGTTCTTCTTCTAACGTATTTTTAGCATACTGACAGAAACTGTTTGCATTCTTAAATGATGCTTCCCAATCAGTAGAACCGTCTTGACGTATCTCAATAGGGTCAAAGATAATAATGTTCTCATCCCTATCGTGACAAGCATCCCATGTTGGTTCTGCTCCTCTATCAAAGTCTAAAATAAATACTTTCTTACCGTCTTTCTTTTGTTCATCAGTCCTAGAGTCTAACACTAACCCTGTCTTACCAGTCTTAGGATTACCTGTAATAGAACATAGAAGATGACTTCTATCCCTACTCAATCGTGCTTGTATTTGTGCCATTATCTTTGCTTTCTGTATTGCAAAGTAGTCACCTTCTTGTGCATCTGTTGCGTCACCTGTCTTATCTTTTGTCCAATCCATTGTCATCACCTATATTTAAATTAATACTCTTTCCACCAGACCATTGTTCTGATATGTCCCTTACTTGAGCCTCACTGACTCTTATTCTTACTTCTTTACCAGAGGGTAAATGCATCTTTAACCAGTATTCACCAGTCTCTTCATTCAACCTCATGGTTAGAAATTCTATAGTGTTAAGTTTTACCACAAAACTTGCACCATGCATTATTCCATTTGTTATTTCATACATATTTATACTTCCTTAAGCGGGGGCTTTGCACCCCCTCGTTGGTCACTACTACCAATAAGTTTACAATTGATTTAGAACCAATCTAGGTCTTCTTCTTCTGCCTCGAAAGGTTCAGCAACAACACCCATGTTGTTGATACAAAGAATACCACTAAGGTTCAAAGATACTTCTCTGAAACTTCCATCTTCATTTCTACCTTGCGAAGTTCTACCCACAACAAGTACATTAGAATTAATTCCAAAGTCCAAGTCTAAGTGTGCAGGTATCCAACAAGTTGTTCCAGCCCATGTACCATCATAACTATAATCAGAGTTAACATCCGTAATGGTTACTCTTCTACTACCCATTCTATTAGGTGTCATGTTCATGCTAGTTACTGTCCCATCTGTTATTACAAATCTTTCAGCATAGTTTCTATCACCAACAGTAGTATGGTATCTGCTAATGTCAATCAATGGGCTATAATTTTCTAAAGCATGTTCCATTGTATACGTTTGCATGTCACCAATTGTAGGTTCAGGTAATCTACTTTCTTCAGGTAAATCAGCATTCATCTTCAAACTGTTAGCAGTACCATCTTTGAAACCATATATACGGTTTGGGTTGTTACTGTCTTTAATTACTTCCATTGTTAGAAGTTTAAAGGTTCTAGGCGTAAACGTCTTTGCAGAAGTTCCCTTGTAAGAGAAGTAATACAAATTACTTTCACCATCTACTTCACCTAAGAATACACCTTGCATTCTACTTTGGTTAGCAGGTAACGGTTTACCATAGTTTTGGTTCTTTCTTTCACCATATGCAGGTATGTTATCCACTGGTATAACCCACTGTCCTACTTCTACTTCATGGTGGTTGTCAGGTAAGTCAGCAAGTTGTTTGTCTTGCCTGTTACCATTGTACATTCTTGATATTAGATATCCTTCGCCGTCTTCTACTGCTGTTGCAACTCTACCAGAGTTAAACGCTGCTGTTGGGTCTCTTCTATATTCAACAATGATTTGTTCATTGAGCCTTGCTCCCATATCCATTGGTTCATTAACTGAGATGAAGTAGCCAACTGCATCTTTAATTAAACTTCCTTTCTTCCTTGTTTCTTCTTGTACTGGTGCGTCTTTATATTGGTATGCTCCACTAAACCATTGCCTGAACAATGAACGTGCTAAAAGCATGTCACTTACAGGGTCGAGGCTATTAGCGTTACATATCTCTATGTACTTCGCCTCAACCTCACTTACTTCCATGTGCAACATTTCTGCTGCCTTATTTATCTCATTTCTTATTTTTTCTTCCATTTTTATTTCTCCTTTTATTTCTTTCTTGCCATTTTTGTTTTGCTTTTCTATACGATTCCCAAGATTGGCTCATCTTTTATCCTCATATTCTTTTCTTCTTGCTTGTATAATTTCTAACACTGCTTCTGCGCTAATGACAATACCTGCCAATACCCAAAACGTGTCAGAATCTACTGTTATAATACCCATTGAATTTAATATTGGCAATACAATTAATGCCAATCCTCCAATAAGGATAATCTCATATCTTAGTATTAGATGTTTAAAGTCTTCTTTGTCAACTTTACCATCTCCATTAAAATCAAATAATTTTTTCATTTCTTTTCCTCCTAATATGCAGGGGTTCTATTAGCCCACCAATATACTACCACTAAAAACACAATTACAATACCTGCATCCATTATATCATCTGACCTATCACCCATGAAGACAGTATCTTAGGAGTCATGTTATTACTTCTCCATTCTGCTTCGCCGATTACTCTCAGATATTTAAACTTCTGACCGCTATCTAAGTCATTCATATTAATCACTGTATCATGTAGGTTTTGACATACTACTTTCATATCTACCGATAAATATACTAACTTGTGCAATTGAATTAAGGCTTTATTATAATCTTTATTTAGAACAGATGACATTATTTCTTGGTATGGTTCATGTGTTCTTTCTATTAGTATTTTTATTGGAGTATTGCTGTTCACCGAGGCTTGTAATTCAGTGAGTCCCCTACGCATGTCACCTTGTAGACTACTAATAAAGGTGTCGAAATCTACTGGATTCGGTGTTTCCTTGCCTTCATTCTGTAAAACTGAAACCAATACAGATTTTATATCTGAGTCAGACAAAGCAGTAAAATGATAATTTGCACAACGTGATTGTAGAGGTGCAATTATCTTATGTCTTCGATTACATGTTATAATAAATCTACAGTTGTGACTGTATCTCTCCATGATTCTCTTCAATGCATTCTGAGCATCAGGAGTCATACCATCCATCTCATCTAATAGTATTATTTTGTGTGGTACATCCCCCATCTTCATTGATATCGCTACTTCTTTAATTGTAGTTCTGACTGTCTCTAGTTTCCTATCATCAGATGCATTAATCTCAAAGAAGTTTGCTTTCTTATTATCACCCAATATAATATTAGCAACTACATGTGCAGCAGCAGTTTTACCTGTACCTGCTGTACCATACAAAATAACATTAGGCATTGATTCCCAATTGCTAACATCTCTAACGAATTTATCTTGCCCCACAATTTGTTCTAAATTCTTAGGCCTATATTTTTCTGTCCATAACATTACTATTCCTCCTTATTTCTATTTCTCTCATGATTTTGTCTCTCCTCTATTTCTCCAATGGCCATTACCTAAATTGTAAAACAGTTTAGTGCGCTTTAATAACTCCGCGCATTGACTAGGAATTGTTTGTGTTTGTCTGTGTAAAGTACCTCTCTTTGTTCTACGAGTATTAAGAAACAATACACAGTCCTTAATATGAAATATCTCACCATATGATAAAGTTTCAGAGAACTGATGTATTGCTATATATCTATAATGGTTTTTATTTAAACCTGCCATTAGAAATCCCTCAATGAGAGTTGATTAGTAGTTGGTTTAACAATCTTAACCTTAGTAGTTACACCTACCTTAACTCGGTCAATCTTAGATAACTGCGAGTATATATAGTTCTGAAACTCAGGTTCTTGTTTTAGTAAATCAATTAAACCATAGTCTTCTTTTCTAAGACCTATCTTCCTACATATCAAAGAGCGTTTATCATATACACTTCTTTTAGGGAAATCTATCTTACCATTGAAATAACCATCATGTGAATATCCCAATAACTCATATAGATAATCAGATGACCACTTGCGTTTAACCTTAGCATCAAGATATGAAATCTTAGATAGACCTGCTATACCTTGAACCCAAGATAATATCTGCTCATCGAATGGCTTGTTGTGCTTAAGATGTTTAACCACCATATCTCTATCTTTGTTTTTAGCAAAGTCATATGTTAAATCAAATATACTCTTATCTAATTCATATGAATCTAGTTCCATATTTTTACATCCCATATTTATTAACTTATTTTTAGCATGATTAGTGCTACCAGCCCTCTTAAGTTTACACATATTAAAGAGTGGCTTAGGTACATCTTTTTGATTTAAAGACGTTAGTACTATCTTACCTTTGTATTCAAGTAAAGTCTGTATTATTAACTCTACATTAGGTTTAAGGTGAACCTCTTCGATTAGTATACCTCTATCATTAGGTATGCTAAAATTATCTTCTATATCATATTCATTGGCATATCTAATAATAGGGTCAACAGGTAACATCTCCATTGCTTTGGTTGTTTTACCTGTACCTGTTTTACCTACTATTAACATTGCTCTCTCTATATTTATATTAATCATTACTATCCCTCATTGCCATGATGTCTGTGTATTCAGCACCACACTCTGTACATTCTATCTCTAAGAAGAAACACTTAGTACCAATAGGTTCTAGTGAAACATTCGTAGTAAATAGAATGTACCTAAAGCCACACTCTTTACATCCATCCTTCAATGTTTTTTCTACTGATTCTTCTAATAGAACTATGTCCTTAGAAGTAAAGTCCATTAAATCTCACCTTTTATTTGAAGTATACGTTCCAATCCTTCAAGGGTGTGATGTTCACCGGCATCTAATATAGCCACTATCTCTTTGAAGTCAACCCATGTCTTCTTAGCATCAGGTAAATTAGGAACTACTTGACATAACTTCCATATATTTTGTAAACCACCAATAGTTAAGATTGGTCTAGGTCTACTTTTATGTTCTTTATCCTTATACTTAGTAGTGACTGACTGTTGCAATAGTGACCTATTAACAGCAGATAAGAAAGCCTTAGAACCACGTATGTTGACTCTCACTCTTACTCTATATCCTATCTGTAAGTTGTCTGCTCTTGATATATGAACTTCAGGTTTAGCAATAGACAGTAATATTCCTTGTAACTGTTCTATACTAAACATCTTTATTCCTCAAATAGTCTTTGTAGTCTTTTGCTATCTCTACATGTGTAGGCCAATAACCATGTCCTTGGTGGGGACTGAGATTAAACGCATACCAATGTGATGCAGTTATTCTTTTATGTCCTTGCATTTTAGCATTCTTCTCTGCACATATTGCTAGTTGTGCAATGTAGTTCTCTAACTGTTCTGCAACAAAGAAGGCTAGGTCATTAGATATAGGTAGTGTAACCTCATCTTTAATGATTTTCATATAATGAAGCCTTGTTAATCTCTTCCTGTTGACAGGTAGAGGAGGAGGGATAAATATTTCATTATCCCTAATATAGGGCACTAAAAGCGCGGGCATTGTTTTATATCTACCCTTCTTGTTATCCCCGACACGTTGCATATATGCCATTTTACCCTCGATTTTTACACAAGTGTATGGGATTTCACCAATTAAGGTCATTGCACCTACTTCAATCATTACATCATCTCTCTAACACTTTGAAGTGTATCTATATCAGCAGGAAACTTATCATGTCTTATTCTCATGTTGCGAGGAAACCTAAGCCCTAGATTACCTTCAGCATCATTAGATATTAAATCACTTGTTACTTGTAGCACAATCCTAGGTAAGAAATGATAAGCATCTTTATCATACTTATCAATACTCTTTCTAAGTTCAGTAGTTAAATAAGACAGGTCTTCATCTGAGAATCCAGTGCCCACTTTGCCTACCTTAACATAATCACTACCATCTTTGACAGAGATACCAAATGAACCAAACACACCTGTTCTAGTTCCTTTACCATATGTACCACTTGTGATAACAACGTCTAATTCAATTCGAGGAGGTTTAAACTTTAACCATCCCTTACTACGTTTACCTGCATCGTACTTCATGCTAGTATCTTTAATCATTATACCTTCATATCCCCAATCAATAGCCATGTTATATGCTGCTGTTATTGATACATCATCATTAAAGATGTGAGTAGTATAGGTGTTGGGTATATGTTCTAGTAGAACTTCTATCCTGTCTCCTTGTGTTTCTTCAAGTAATGATACTCCTTCATAAGATAACACATCGAACACTGCTAGATTAACAGGACATTCTAATACAGCCTCTGCTTTATCTTTCTTATGTACACGCTTACCTAATACCTTATGTTCAGCAGGAGTCCCATCTCTTCTGATAGGATATATCTCAGCATCTAATATCATCTCATGCCCTTTAAATTCTTTAACCCATTCAACAACATCAGGATATTGATTAGTTGTTATATTACCTTTACGATTAAAGATAATCACTTGACTACCTTGTTTATGTATATGATAACGATTGCCATCATACTTAACATCAACAATATAATCATCAGGCTTCTCACTTCCTTTCCTAGCCTTGGCTAACATAGGAGATACAAATTGACCATGAGTTAATTTACACTCAGGAGTATTACCTTGCTCTAAATCTAAACAGATTTGATACAATGAATTGTATTGAGCGTACTTAGTAATCTCTCTTACACCTTTAGAATAATGCTTGGCCATTGCTTTCTTTGGTATTGTTGTATGTACTCCGCTTCTAGGTTTACGTAACCAGTATCTTAGAAACCATTTCTTCTCTGTAGCACTCATTAAAGTTAGTGCTTCAGTGAATAAATCATTAGAGTGACTACTGATTCTTGAACAGTCTAAATTCAATAAACGAACAAACTGTTTCATACATATACTAGAATCAGTTTCATTACCCTCATCTATCTCACTTACTGCTTCACCTATATCTCCCCATATTGATACTTGACTTTCTAGTTCATCAGTAAATATACCTAAAGCATTAGCAATCCAAGTTATTGCTCTAGTTTCACCTATGTTATTTATAGGATACTCTAAAGATAAGACTTGAATCACCAGTGCTTTATCTTCACCATATGCAGACAAGGATTCATTTAATATTTTTACCTGCTCTGTTGGTGTTCTACCTTCTAATAGTTCATTCATTCTCGAAAATATGCTTAATGTCATTTTTACTACCTCTATTTAATATTATTATTTCTGTTACCCACGCTTGTTCAACATGGGATTTACGTACAGCCTTGTCACCACTCTGTTCAAACTTAAACAGAATAGATTCACAAAGTGCATCTAATTTTACTTCCATGATATTACTCATTAATTCATACACGCCTTCACGAATATGTGTTTTCTCTGGAAGTTTATTCTTGAATTTCTCTTTCAGTTTCCTCTGACTCACTACCATAATTATCAACTATCTTTTGCAAAGACCTCAGTAAAGTCCTTGCTTCTTTCATATTTACTCTTAATCCCTTTCTACTAATACTACCATTGTTATACCAACGCATATCAACAATAGGTATATTCCAGTACTCACCAGTTCTTACCACCAGTTCTTGTGTAGCACTTCTAGGTATTCTTGCTATAATCTTTTCATTATTCATATAATCACCCTTTGAATTCTCTTAGTTCTTTGTTAGTGTAGAAGTATCTAGGTGGAGCAAATTCATCTAACCTATTGGCTATCCAAACTGCTCCGCCTAAACTACTAATTTGTACAATCTCATATTGACCTACACCACCTTCATCTGCATTGTCTATTATTTCAATAGTATTAACTTCGGGTACTAATCCTGTAACTCTTGTTAACTCTGATGCTATGATACTTAGATTATCTGATACATACTTTATGATATGTCCACGCTGTATCGGTATCTTAGCATCTACTGTTATCAGTAGTTTTCCTTCAAACTCACACACTTTACATCCATGACCTTTTCTTCCCTCTTCTATTGAACAGATGGGACAAGGCACTTCAGCAGGTAAGGGTGCGGGAAAACGTATAGTTACAGCATTAGTCGTCATTCTCTGCCATCCCAAACTCTGTAAACTACATCATAAGTAACAGTCACTTCAAACGGAAATTCAGGAAAGTGTAAGGTAGCATTACCAAACTCAGGTGCATACCCTGCACTCCATAAAAAACCATGATTGAAATCATCATGTACTTGTTCTAAGTAACCATCCAATGCAAAACTAAAGTTGTTAAACATAACGGTATTATTAATTATATCAAAACTTAAGTGTACTATTGTGTAGTTAAAGTTTAACAGTTCAATCATACCATATGTAGTGTTAACATCAATCCATATTTCAGGAGTAGACTGTAGTTCTACAACAGTAGTTGTTCCATTGTCATTAGTGTTATTAGTAGTTACATTCACTTCCACTAATGTGAATTCACCTGATAATGTTAACCATTCACTGGGATTAACTAGGATTTCTTCTCCATCAGTAGGAGCATCCGGCACTATGTCTGCACAGCCTGCTAGTAAACTAGCCATTATCATCAATGTTAATATTTTTTTCATCATTCTTCTTCACCTGTCTCTACTAAATGTCCCCAACTATGTTGAATATATTCGTGGTAGTCATTACCATCAGCATCGTACCTAAAGAACACACTCTGCTTCTCTCCCCTACCTATAACAGTAGCGGAGTTAAGAAACCTTCCATACATATTAAGCGTATTCATATCAGTACCACTCCAGAATGCTTGCCCAAAGGGATGAGTATGAATCCATTCTTTCAATGGAAACTTCATACCTGCAAGTCCTTCTTCCTGTCCTCCAAATGTAACATATCCTGGATTCCCAGCACTAATATGTAACTTATCATTACCATCAATTACTACCTGAATCTCTCTAGGTTTATCAAACGCAGTTGTTGACATCTCCCATATTGCTTTGTGAAAGTTATCAATTGCTTTCTTCATTTCTGTACCATTTGTACTGGCATAATGTTTTATTAATACATATTTAAGTTCTATAATATCTTTCCAATCGGGAAGTAATTCCTCAAATGCATCATCTCTAAAATCTACTAGATTGGTTCTTCTACCTTCATTATCTACTTCTTTACCCATCATATAAACACCAC